CCTGTTCAAGCACAGAGAAGATCCACGACGTGAAGTACGCAAGGATTGATTTAACAAAAACAAACTATAGTGTGATGCAAAACTGGGAAATACTACGTTTTCCCGATGTAGATGTGCTTGAAAACATTTACAACACCTACTGTGTGTACAAGAAGTTTTCTAGTGTAATGCCTATATTTTCAGAAGAATACACACACGATAACAACGATGTAATAGGGTATTTTCACAACAATAAAATAGTTGCATTCAGTCTTATACACAGGTATAACGATAAAAACGCCGAGGCAATCCAGTTTGCCTGGGACTATGCCGATCCAGAACTACATTTGGGTATAGCAAGTCTCCGCAACGAATGTGCTTACTATAAACAACAAGGATTCGATTATCTGTATCTTGGCGGTGCAGATGAATACAAACGTCAGATTGACGGATTTGAAATACTAGGACCGAGGTATTAATGGACATTTATCATGTATACGCAGACCACAACGAAGATGTAGACGCACTAGATTTTGCAACCAAAATGCGTACATTTTTAGATCACATGGTTGCCATGGGACGCATGGAATCCTACAGACTTACTCGTATGAAACTAGGGTTTCGTAGTATGGATATGCCAGAGTGGCACATTATGATGGACTTTCGTAATCTACAACAACTAGACGATGCTATGACCTCAATTATTCGTAACGAAGAGAATATCGAAGAGGATCATGTTGCATTCAATCAATTGGTAGATGTGGAAACTATTCAACATTTTCTTTATAGAGATTATCCTGATCAACTAGAAGATGTCTAAAGACATCTATTGACTTCGTTACACTCGTCAATTTTTTTATTTGCTACAGTTTTACGAACGAAGTGAGTTAGTGCTTCCTGTAGATCGTTTCAGTCAGACGGAACCTGTTACAAAGGTTCCGTCTTCTTGGTACTTCCTGTGAGTATGCCCCAGCCTAGACCTCGGAAGCAGGTGTTTTGTTTATACACTACTCCATGGGCTCTGACCTTTCCCAACCTGCGTCGATATCGCTTTCGCTACCCGTTGCCTCGTTCCTAGTACAACAGTTTTTAGGAGTATATGTGTTTTCGAACCACAGCAAATAGCTCTACACCAACCTACACCCTCTGGGGCTTCACTCAGTGTGTTTCGTGTCTGATTACGTTTTCGTCAGTTTTTCCACAGCGGTATTGTGTATCCGGCCCGCTAACCTTGTGTGCTGTTAAATGTATTCTAATGCTTTAAGATTGTTTAAAATGAAATCTGCGTAGAGCCTGTGTTGTTTGGTGCCTGGGTGTTTGTTGTCGTCTGCGTAGTCAACAAACTCTGTTTGATCAATGCCTAATTTATTTTTGTATAGTTTGAATTGCGGTACATCAGATAGTGCAAGATTCATTCTATGACTGGTGTACAGTCCAAATAGAAAAAGTTTTGCTCCAACTTTGTTACAATAATTTATTACTTGATGTATGTGTATATAATTTTTATAAAAGCCTGTGTCGTTTGCAAATAGAAATCTATCAAATTCTTTTTTCTTATAGCCTAATTGTTCTACTCTTTGTACTTCTTCTGGTAAACTCTGCCATCCTGGACCAAGTATATTTGCAGTATTTTTAATACTATTCCAAAAAACATGTTTTTCTTCATAGTTTAAACTTAACACAACTATATCGTCTGCTCGAATATCACTGCGTAAGACTTGGTCAGCCATAATCTCATGACTTGCAGCATTACATGCCAACAAGCTCATGGACATATTTAAGTCTTTGCTGAGTAACCAAGGATAAGCATTTTTGCCTATTCCGTGATTTCCCATGCAAAAACTACTTCCAACTACCCAAAGTTGTGTACTTTCACTTTTTCGAGTGTCCCACAAGGTCAACATGTCTTGATGTTTATAATCATCATCGTCAAAATTTGATACGTTTTTCTTATGGTGTTTAAAATACCATAGTATGTATTCAGTTAATCCTTTTACTGAACTGGTGGGGTCAGAATAATCAACTTCTTTGTTATCAGACCACTTCACTGACTTAGCATACACAATTTTATCAGCTTTGTCAAGTATTTTAAAAACTAAATCTTCATTTTGCGGACAATCGCCTAGACTGGTGTAAATTGTGAGATTGCCAGTGCTGTTTAGGAATGTTTCTGCATTGTGGGCACCTACTAGATAAGCCTGTGGATCAAACGCTTTTGCTTGATCAGCAGTGCTCTGGTAGACATCACCAAAAAACACAGTAATCATTGTTGATTGTCCATGTCAGCTAATCCTTCACGAAGTATTTTGCTCCCACCAACACGAACGTTGATAATACCATTATAGTATTCATCTGTTTCCAGTACTCGTCGTTCAAATTGTTCCCTTGCTTCAAGATAACTCATAAGTCCACGACTGTTACAAAAGTGCAAGATTTCTCTCGAAAAGTTTTCAGCACCAAGTTCAACTACATCTGCTTTTAGATTGTCACTACTACCCCAATAGTCTTGCCAATCGCTTTCAACTTTTTCTCTGCGTTTGTTTTTCTTGCCCTTCAATGGCGGCCGTGTTTTTTTAAACTTGGCTAATTTTTTACCCACATACTTTCTGCCGTCTTGAAGATTGGTTATTAGATATACAAAACCTTCGCAGTCTTTGGGTAGTTCATCTACTGGCTTGCCATTGTATGTCCATTGTGGATTTACCATTCTGTGGTGTGTTCTCTATCTTGTAATTTTTCTCGTGTACATTTTGTGGTACACTCTAAACTGTCAAATTTTAAAAATTCAGTTTGCCAGTAAGGATCGTTTATAATATCAGTAAAACTGCGATGATTTAGATTAAACTTTGTGCCTGCTAGTGTGTGCCAAGATTGATTGTGTTCGTAACGGTTAGCCACCCAACAACAAGGATAGAACTCTCCTTGACTGTTTACAAACACACCTTTGTTGCCTATTAAACAGATTCCTGAATGTGTACTATGTTTAGCAAGATCTTGAGCTCGCTTGATAAAAAGTGGTTTGAGTTCTGAACTTGGTTGCGCTTTATTTGATAACTTCACTGTGCTTCTTTCAAATCTGTGCCCACCAGCAATTAGATCTTTTTGCAGTGGTTCTAACGTGTCTTGACCTTGGTAAATTGTAGGATATCTACTGGCAAACTTTGTACTTTTTGTAAGTTGAAAAAGATCAAACTGCATGTTTTGTGCAAGTTTTTGTATGATATGCAATTGGTATTCATTAAATCTAAAAGCAATAGTAGCCCAAGTACGGAATGTGCTAGTATTGTGTTTGCGGAATGTGTCAATACCTTCTATAATACTATCCCAGTCACAGTTTACTCGATACTGTTCGTTGCTCTGCTGATCCCATCCGTCAATGCTCCAGGTTACTTGATCATACACATTTAAAACATTAGCAAGATTCTCCCACCACTCGGGTTTACGATAACTGCCGTTGGTGATAATGTGCAAGTGACAAAGCGGATTTTCACTCTTAATCCATCTGCATATTTCAACTAGCTCAGGACAGTAGATGGGGTCACCATCATTGCCACAAAATGTTATCTTGCGTATTTGTTTAATTGTTAAACTGCCAACTTGATTTACAAAAAAGTCCAGTGTGAGTGATTGGTTCAACAAACTTTCTGGAACTTCTGCTCGAGGACATCTTGGACACTTTAGTGTGCATCGGCTACTTGGTTCAATGTGCCAATGATCCCATTTTAACATGCGCTGGTTGCCTCTATTAGTTTTGGTCCAGTATAACTGTGAGCTAGTTCTAAAAGTGTAGTAAGTTCTTTCTTGCTGTTTGGCATAGCGTATCCAAGTTCTACACCTAATGTGTGCAGTTCTAATCTTCTGCGTATTCGCTCACGGAGATCCAAGCTCGGGTTCTTTGTGCTTATCCAGTTGAACACACTGTCTGCGCTTCCTTGATCAATTTCAATCAAACCAAGTTCTTGTTTCATTGCACTAATAGGGGATCCTTCAAATATGTTCATGGTGAATCCCCAACGCACCATAAAAATAACTCCCATGTCACTGTAGATCTTGTATTTGTGCATAGCTCTGATATTGGCTTCGTGATCAGACTGAGTTTCTGTCGGGTATCCTACAATCATCAACAATACATTTGGTATTGCCCAACGAGCGCACTGTGCAAAGTGATAGTCTACGTCACTGTCACTGAACTTCTTTTTCATGTGATAGCGAACACGCTCACTGAAACTTTCTATGCCCACTGTGATTTGATTACAACCAGCATAATGCATGAGTTCGTATGTACTTTCGGGCATGGTTTGTTTGCTACGGCAAATAAACTGTCCCATATAGGTTACAGGCTCTAATGCAGGATCTTTTGCTTTTGCTTCAATGAGCAATTCATTGAACTGGTTGAAGTTCTTTACACTACCATTTATCAAACTATCCGTGAATTCGAACTTGGTCATGCCATGTTCGTGTACCATCATTTTTACTTCGTCGACTAGTTTTTCAGCACTGCGGTAACTGAACTTGGGCCAACTTAGTGCTATGTCACAAAATGTACAATGTCGTACACAGCCTCTACTACCTGTGATCATTATCCGTGGGTCGTGATATTGCGTCCAGTCTATACCTGTGTAGTCAGGATAGTCTAATTGATCAAGATTCTGTATTTGTTTAAAATCTGTGTTGTCTATACCTGGATAATCTTTGTTGCCGTTAAGTAACTCTTTTAGTGCTTGCTCCCCTTCGCCAAATATAACGTGATCACAAAGATGATTATCTAAACACCATTTGCCAAATTCTTCTTCGCCGTAGTCAGCTAACACACTCATACAACCGTTGCCACCTAATAACACAGTGTAGTTGTGTTCAACTGTTTGCAACCAACGCAACAGTCGTTCAGTGGCTCGAGTAACCACAAAGCTGAACACACTAATGCCCAACCAACCTTTTTTATTCAAGTCTATACAATCTTGAAATGCCTTATCCAAGCAGTCGCTTGCAGTGTCACTGAGAGTGTGTTTTGCATACATACTCCAATCTGTAATTTCATCAAACACCTGAGAGGTTGTATTTTGTTTTAGATGTAGATTTATATCGCATAAAGTCATGTTTAACCCAGCACGTTTTACAACAGGTCTTAATGCTCCATAAGCAGCCGCAGGATAGAGTGTTTCAATATGAGGAACGCTGGTAAACACAAAATCAGTCAATTGCCATCGCCTTCTGTATTTGATCCACTAACTCATAATGCATATTACCTATACCAATTACACTATCATAGATGTATGCATCGTTCACATCAATACTTTGTTGTCGGTAAAAAAGATCTTGTTCTCGGTATCTCTGAAAAAAGTTGTCATCTAAGATTACATCTAATTTGTGATCAAATAAATCTATTCCTGCTAATCCAGGATCTACAAGAAAGTCATCGACTCTAATTTTTGGCACAATTTGCCATGGATAAAACCAGATACTGTTTTTAACATTGCTGGATGGCAGAGTCAAAATTATTGAACCATCACAAGTGCCTTCGCAGATTAGATCAGTACCTGCAAATTGTTTGTAAGCACTTAATTGAGAATGAAACAGTTCTAGTCTGTAGTTCATGCCTTGTCTAACAAAACTTGCAAAAAGTGTTTTGGTCCATCATACCACAAGTGAAAACTATCGCTACTGTGAAAGTAATAACGATCAAATGCAACCAATTGTCTTGCATTTTGATTTGGTAAGATTTGTTTTATGGTCAGCCAATTACGATCTTCTGGCCAGCACATTCCAAGATACTGATTCCATGTTTCTATATCGATTGGTTTTTTAACATGTGCATTCATTTGTTTGTATTTCCAGAATGCATCGTGTTCTGTGGCTCTTTGATTAAAAACAATTGTTCGACTTGGTACGTCATGGAATGGGATTAGAAGATTGTAGTAAGGTCTTCCACCACTTTCACTTTCTACATCACAGTGAATGTCCCACGGAAGGTGTAGTTGTTGATATACAACTTCTACGGCTTTGGTTCTTATTGGAAATATTTCCTGAGCCTGTGCTATTACTTGATTGATTAAATCAGGCAAATTGTTTGGATCAAAAAATAATTGATCAGCAACGTGTTGTCCTTTAAACACACCATGCTCATCAACAAATTTTGTGGGTGTACCTGCATTTTTACAGAGTTCCCACAGATTATCTATAGTGTTTTGACTAAAGAATTTACCTTTAACAATAATTTCAGGCAATGTCGACGTCTGTGTTGTAGCTTGTGAATCCATTTTCTTTTATAACCTTTAGTATGTTTCCTACTCGTCCTGCTAGCTCGTCCTTGTGAGAAACCAGCCACACACTCTTGTGTCGTTCACGAGCCATATGCTTGAGCAACCCAAGTGCATTTTCTACTCCACTTGTGTCCATACCTGAATCCACAAGTTCATCGATAAACAGCAGGTTAATTGGCGAATACAAACTTTCCCATACATCTCGGAAAGCCCAACTCATTGAAAGTATCAGTCGATTGCGCTCGCCCCTGCTTAAATTATCAAAGTCCAAGTCTCTGCCCAGCTCAGTGATCTCCACACTTAAATCGTTTTGGAATACCACTTGATGCGGCAACCCAATTTTGTCAAGATAGTGTGTTAGTCTACTATTTAAGTAACTAAGGTTTTGATCAATGATTCTTTTACGAACAAAACTGTCTTTATTTGTAAGTAGTTTGTACAAAAATTCTTGGTGCTCTTGTAACCTTGTGAGTTCGTTGATCAAGTCATAGCTTACTTCTTGTAATGCTTGATGCTGCATGTCTTCAATCTGTTCTGTATAAGGATCTGTTTCTGCACTGCGATTTTCTAAGTCACGTTGTAATCCAGTTAGTGTGTTTTGATGTTCATATGCTTGTTCAACTGTGTCGTAGAACACCGTAGGTGCTGTGCCTAGTTCACCTAGTTCAATGAGTTTGTTTCTGTGTTCTTGATCCTGTGTTTGATTACTGAGAAGTTGAAGTGCATTTTCTTGTAATGTTTCCCGTTTGCTGGCTAGTATTTCTTCGTGCTTGTTATCGTGCAGTTCTTGTCCACAAGCATAGCACTTGTGACTTTGTAAGTCTTCTATCTCTTTGTTTAATTTGTCTTGCAATTTAGCCAGTTTGGCATTGTTCTGTTCTATGCTTAGAATCCATTTGTTAGCATCTTCAATGGCTTTTTTGGTATCGTAGAACGTGTCTAACGCCCTGTGTGCGGCGATCTCTGTGTCAATGTCTACATGGCTTAGGCTGTCAATAGCAGTGCTTAACTCTTCTACATCTTCTAGTTTCTTTTTCTGCCAAAGATTGCGTCTATTTTCTAAACTTTTAATTTGGTCTTGAATACGTTTGTTTGCTTCTATTACTGCATTGATGCGCATCTCTTCGTCTTTTTGAGCGTCTTTGCTTTGGCGCATCTGTTCTTTGATAGCGTCAGCACGTTCACTGAGTAAAGTTATGCCCAACAGTTCTTCAATGATAGCACGTTGATCGTTGCTTCGCATGCTCAAGAAAGGTTCTGTGTAGGTGTTCAATGCAAGAACGTGTTTAAACATATCATGACTGAGGCCTAATATGCGTTCAATTTCTGCTTGTGTCTGCCTGCTATCACCTTGTGCTGTGTCTTCTGCTTCTTGTTCTTGATTGTTTACAAAAAACTTTAATACATTTGGCTTACGGCCTCTTTCCACACGATAATCTTGTCCATTGATACTGAAATCCAAACTAACCAACATGTTTTTGCTATTGGTTTTGTTTATGAGATTGTCTTTGCGTATGTTTGTTAATGCATTGCCAAACAAGGCATAGCTTAGTGCGTTAATGATTGTGGTTTTACCAGTACCGTTGCGGCTTCCGTCGCCACCCAAGTCTTGGTTCTCTCCAAGTACCAACGTTAGATCATCACGATCAAAATTGATAGCTTGTGTGGCATTGCCCACACTCATAAAGTTTTTTACAGTCAGGTCTTTGATTTGTATCATGTGTTTAGGTTACGTTCACAGTTGGTGTCAAACAGATCTATTTGTTGTTTCTTAAAATGGTTCGAGTAGTAATCAAAATTATAATCAAGTATAGTTTGCATTCTTTGGTATAGGTTTGTCAATTGTTTTGGTGACATTCCTGCAAATTTCTTTAAAATTTCTATTATCATATCCACCCGTCTCTCAAAATCAGTTTCACGATCATAATCTTCACTCCAGAATTCATTAAAGGTTTTAAATCCAAGTTCCTGTAGTTGTGCCAACACTCCAGGACATCCTACAATAACAAAAGGTCGTCGTTCAAGTATTCCACGCAAACTTATTCTGCTCCAAAAGGGAACGTTTATATTGTATTGTGTTTCAATGCCAACATAGACTAAAGCCTGCTGAATTGGTGTAAATCGGTCAAAGCACATGCTGTCATACTTGTTGT